TCCTTATCGCAAGAAAGCTGTATGGATTCTCAATGAGCAGACGGTGAAGGCACTCCGTAAAATCAAGGATAATACGGGCAATTTCATCTGGCAGCCTTCCGTCAGTGCAGGACTTCCCGACACCATTCTGAACCGTCCCTATGTGACCTCTGTGTACGCTCCGATCATTGCGGCAGGTGCAAAGGCGATTGCATTCGGCGACTATTCATACTATTGGGTGGCTGACAGACAGGGACGTTCTCTTAAGCGTCTGAATGAGCTTTTTGCTATGAACGGACAGGTCGGTTTCCTTGCTTCTCAGAGAGTGGATGGCAAGCTGATTCTTCCCGAGGCAGTAAAGACACTTACGATTAAAAAGGCGTGATAGCATGATTACCCTGAATGAAGCGAAAAACTATCTGCGTGTCGACCATGAGGAGGATGACAAGCTCATCCTCCAACTGCTCGCTACAGCAAAATGTCTGGTCAAGGATGTGGGCAGGATGGATGAAGAAAAATTCACCTGTTGTGAGGATATAACCAGAACTGCGATGCTTTTTGCACTGGGGTATCTTTATGAAAACAGGAGCAAGCCCGATTACCACGCCTTAACCATGAGCCTGCGTTCCATTTTATTTGCACAGCGAGAGGGTGTGGTGTAGTGGACTTTGAAAGGTTAAACCAAAGGATTACTATCCTCGAGCATCGCACCGTTGTGGATGAAATCGGAAACCACATTACAAAATGGGATGAGGTTTATTCTTGCTGGGCTAATGTAACAGTGAAAAACTCTGCCGAAAACACGAATACGGGAGTCATCAAAGAAATTCAGTCCGTGTCATTCGTGGTAAGGCAGAGTCTTTTCATACTGTCGCTGAACGCCACAACACACAGGATTTTATTCCGTGGATTGGAGTATCACATCAAGTCTGTGCAGCGGGAGTATTTGCAGAACAGCTATATCACTATTTTGTGTGAGGTCAGAAAGGCGGGAAATGTAGATGAGTACAATTGATAGCCTTGCTGATGACATAATGGCAGGATTGCAGGAATATGTCAGCCTTGCTAATGATTCCATGAAGGACGCTGTGAAAAAGACAGCAACTTCCGTCAAAAAAGAGATTTCTGCAAACGCTCCAAAGAAAAGCGGCGATTATGCGAAAAGCTGGAAAGCAACGAAAACATCGGAGAACAGCCACACTCTGAAAATGACGGTGCATTCCAAAGACCACTATCGACTTGCACACCTCCTTGAAAAAGGTCATGCAAAGCGTGGCGGAGGACGTGTTGCAGGCAAACCGCATATCGCTCCTGCGGAAGAAAATGGTGCGGAAATGCTCACAAATCTGATTACGGAGGCGTTGTCATGACCTACGAGGAAATCAACGAAATGATGGCGGAAATGGGACTGCCCTTTGCGTATCACCACTTTGCAGAGGGAGAAAGTCCTGAACCGCCTTTTCTTCTGTTTCTTTCACCTGGTGAGAATGTATTTTCTGCGGATAATGTGAGGTATCACAGCTTTAAGCAGCTTGATATTGAACTGTACACCGACAGAAAAGCTCCTGTCCTGGAGGAAGAAATTGAAGCAGTGCTTACAGCACATGAAATATATTACACGAAAACCGAAACCTATATAGAGTCGGAAAGGCTCTACGAGGTGTTATATGAAATGGATGCCTGAGTGTGAGGCAGGATGCTGCCCGAACACGAATGGTATGCCGACATTAGATTTAAGGAGGCTGGTAGATTATGCCGTTTGATAAGAACAAAGTTAAATTCGGTCTGAATCAGGTGCATTATGCGAAAATCAAGTCTTTTGACGAGGACGGTATGCCCGTGTATGGAAATCCGGTCAGACTGCCCGGTGCCGTATCGCTCTCCATTGACGCTAACGGCGAGAACGCAAATTTCTATGCCGATGACAGCGTGTATTATGTCATTAACAACAATTCCGGATATGAAGGAGATTTGGAGGTCGCACTTCTTCCTCTCGACTTCACCTGTGATATTCTTGGCGAAAGAATCGATGCTAACGGTGTACTGACAGAGCGTAACACGGACGAAGTGTCGCAGTTTGCTCTGATGTTTGAATTCAGCGGTGATAAGCACAAAATTCGTCATGTGCTGTACTGCTGCACAGCAAGCAGACCTGCAACGGAAGGTCAGACCAACGAAGATTCCAAGGAGGTAAAGACAGAAACGCTGTCGCTGACGGCTTCAGCTCTTGTGAATGGCCTGGTCAAGTCCAAGACCAGTGAGGCTACAACGCAGACCGCTTACGATAACTGGTACAAGAGCGTGTATATGCCGTTCCTGCCGACGGGTAAGGCAACCACTACGACAAAGGAGTAATTTGCTATGGGAATCAAGAAAAATATTCTGGTTGACGGAAAAGAAGTGCCGTTCAAGGCAAGTGCTGCTGTGCCACGTTTGTATCGTATGAAGTTCGGGCGTGATGTGTATAAAGACCTCGCAAAGCTGCAGGCGGATACCACCACTAACGACGCAGAGCATTCGGGTATGAACATCGAGAGCCTTGAGGTCTTTGAAAACTTGGCGTGGCTGATGGCCCATCATGCAGACCCCGATAATGTTCCTGATACGCCGGATGAGTGGTTGGAACAGTTCAATACCTTCTCGGTATATCAGATTCTGCCCCAGCTGATTGAGCTGTGGGGTTTGAACATTGAAACGCAGGTGGAATCTAAAAAAAACATCGCCCGGCTGACCGCCAAATGACAACGCCGTTGTTCCTTCTCCGATGTGTGCAAATCGGACTTTCGCTTTCGGAACTCGACTTGCTCACCATCGGAGTTGTGAATGATATGTTCACCGAGCGTGAGAACGATGATTTTAAATCCAGTTCTCTTGCTACGCAGGAGGATTTTGATTCGTTCTGATGTTGACTATTTCAACAAAATGTGCTATTATAATGATGAGGTGATATTAATGTCAAATTTCAAAAACGAAGATTATATAGAAATCCTTACCGATTGCGTTCATGATGTTTTTTATACCAATACTTCTTACAGAGGCAAAATTGCTCAGATAAGGATGTATTCTGAAATTATCGTAAGAAAACTCATTGATTATCCCCCGAAAAAACAATTAACGATTGGAAAACATGAGATTCTTGATACACTAGAAAAATTGCCCTATGGATCATCGTTCAAAAAATGCGTGATTGCTATAAAAGATGATACTGCAAATTATGTAGGTGCTAATAGTTGTTCGCATTCTAAAGCTTTGCAGGCAATAACAGAAAGTGATTATGACTGCATATATAATCATTTTTTGGAACTACTGTCATGTGTATTTGTACAATTCTTTAGCAAGAATAAGTTTGGAAACAACCCAAAGACTACAAGGCTTTTTTCATTACTTCCACCTATAGTGCGCTATTATACGTTAAAAATGCTATATGAAGAAGAAAAAGATAACCCTACCTTGATAGAAAAATTTGCACTTGTGACGCTTAAAGAATATGGCGAAAAAGAAGCAATTGAGTGGATTGAATCAGAAAAGGAAAATTTGAAATCTATTCCGTCATGGCTTGGTACTATGTATGAATGGGCATATTCAAAAGCTAAATCTAAAATTAAGGCAACATATAAAACAATGGAAGAGGCAAAAGCATATTTTGAATATAACAAGAAAACTTTCATTAAAGATTCGGATTCGGAAGTCCAAGATTTGTTGAAGTTGATGGATTTTGTATACATAGGAAGACAAGAAGATAAAAATATGGAGCCTAAAGAGTATGTTGTGAATTTCTACGACAAATAATAGAATAGCTTTATCAAAAGCACTTGCAGAAATGCAGGTGCTTTTTTCATGCCCTCACGAAGGAGGTGACCCCACATGGCAAGCAGAATCAGCGGTATTACCGTAGAAATTGGCGGCGATACCACGAAACTCACCGATGCTCTGAAAGACGTCAACCGTACCATCAGCGGCACACAGGCACAGCTTCGTGATGTGGAGAAGCTCCTGAAACTGGATCCTACCAACACGGAGTTGCTTGCACAGAAACAGAAATTGCTCACAGATGCCGTAGAAGCAACCTCGGATAAACTTGACGCTCTAAAAAATGCCACAGAACAGGCACAGCAGCAGCTTGCCGACGGCAGAATTTCACAGCAGCAGTTTGACGCTCTTCAGCGTGAAATTATCGCAACGGAGCAGTCCTTGCAGGATTATCAGCAACAGCTGCAGGACGTGGCAGACTCCTCGGATGACCTTGACGACGCTTTGAACGATGCCGCCGACGGTGCGGATGATGCGGACGACTCCATGAAAAGCCTGAACAAGACCGCTGAAAAATCCGAGGGCAGTTTTTCCATTGCAAAGGGTGCAGTTGCCACATTCATCGGCAACGGTCTGACGGCTCTTGCAGGTGCCGCTGTGGAGGCTGTTGGAACGATTACAGAGCTTTCCGATTCCACCATGGAATTTCGTGAGAACCTCGCAAAACTCCAAACCACCGCTGAATCCACAGGCTACTCTGTAGAATATGCAGAGGGTGCATTTTCGGATATGTACAGCATCATGGGTGATGTGACCGGTGCGAATACGACGGTTTCTAATTTCATGAAGCTTGAAACCAGCACGGAGAACCTCAACAGCCTGCTGAATTCTGCCACAGGTATCTGGGCGACATACGGAGACTCCATTCCGCTGGATGGATTGGCAGAATCCGTGAATGAAACCACGAAGGTCGGACAAATCACAGGCACTCTCGCCGACGCACTTAACTGGGCAGGTGTGTCAGAGGATAGCTTCAATGAGTCGTTGGCGGCGTGTTCATCGGAACAGGAGCGACAGCAGCTTATCGTTGAAACTCTCAACGACCTCTACTCCGAAAGTGCCGATAAATACAGAGAAAACAACGCTTCCATCATTGCAGCCCGTGAAGCAAACCTCGCATACGAGAAGAGCCTTGCAGGAATCGGGGCGGCAATGGAGCCGCTGTCCACGCAGTTCACTTCCATGAAGGCAACACTGATTTCTTCGCTGATTCCGGGTATTACAGCACTTTCGACAGCATTTCAGCAGCTCTTGTCCGGTGTCAGCGGTGCAGAGGCAGGGATTTCTGCTGCCATTCAGACGCTTCTGAACGGCCTGTTTTCACAGCTGCAAGGAGCAATGCCAACCATTTTAGCCGTGATTTCGGGACTTTTGGGCGGTGTCGTTCAGAGTATTAGTGACGGTCTGCCATCTCTGCTGAGTATGGTTGTATCGTTGGCAGGTCAGATTATTACAACAATCCAATCAACCGCACCCACATTGATGAGTGCGGTATTTTCATTGCTGCAGCAGGTTGTTTCCCTTATTGCGTCCAATCTTCCAACATTTGTGACAACGGCACTTTCGCTGATTATGGGCATGGCAGATGGCATTATCGCCGCACTTCCGACCGTTGTTTCATCAGCTGTGACGCTTTTGCAAGGACTTGTGGATGGACTTCTTTCTGCATTACCACAGCTTGTTTCATCGGCATTATTACTCGTACAGAGTCTGTGTGACGGACTTGTACATAACCTTCCATTGCTGGTGCAAAGTGCCGTTTCGCTTGTATTGGAGCTTGTAAACGGTCTGTTATCACAACTTCCGCAAATTCTCACGGCGGCAATGCAGATTGTTAACTCGCTGATTGACGGCATTTTAACTATGCTCCCGAGTATCGTGCAATCGGCGATTACCCTTGTAAACGGATTGATTTCGGGCATTATTCAGAATCTTCCGATGATCATTCAAGCGGCGATTCAGCTCATTACAAGCTTGATTTCAGGCTTGTACACAGCACTTCCACAGATTATCTCCTGTGCCGCCGACCTTATTGTCGGGCTGGTGAACGGACTTGTTTCGGCAATTCCGCTGATTATCGAAGCAATCCCGCAGATTCTCTCCGCACTCATAAACGGCCTGTTTTCCGTGGATTGGCTTGCCATGGGCATGAGCATTTTGCAGGCAATCTGGGACGGTATTCTCTCCATTTGTGAGGCACTGTTTACCTCGTGGGGCGATATTTTCGCTACGCTATTTAATAAGGTCGCTGAATGGGGTGCGAACATCTGGAACAAGGCAAAGGAAGCGATTTCTAACTTCTGGAACGCTATCATTGAGAAAATTTCTGCACTGCCGAGTGAATTCTGGAACTGGCTGTGCAATGTTATCACGAAGGTTGCAACTTGGGTTGTGAATATGCAGACCAAGGCGAATGAAGCTATCACAGGATTTTTCTCCGCTATCATCAATAAGATTACCTCCTTGCCTGGCGAGGTCTGGAATTGGCTGAAAAACGTCATTTCCGAGGTTGCGGAATTCGCAGGTAACCTCAAGACAAAGGCGGTTGAGGCAGCATCGAACCTGTTCAACAGCCTTGTTGACGGTATCAAGAGCCTGCCAGAGAAGATTTATAGCATCGGCTCTGATATTGTCGAGGGTCTGTGGAACGGTATCGGTGACATGGTAGGCTGGCTGTGGGATAAGATTTCCGGCTTCTGCGATGACATCTGGGATAACATTGCAGGATTTTTCGGTATTGCGTCTCCTTCAAGGCTGTTTAAGGAGGAGCTTGGCTTCAACCTTGTATACGGTCTTGCGGAGGGTGTGGATGATAAGGTCAAGACGGCTGTAAATGCCGTGAATTCCATGGGGCAGGATGTTATGACCGCCGCACAGAAATCCCTCAATATGTCGCTGGATATGGGCGGTCTTGTGCCGGCTGTGTCGGGAAGTGGTGTGGTGAATAATTATTACAATAACGACAACAGCCGCACAGTGAATCAGACGAATAATAGTCCGAAAGCACTGTCACGGCTGGAGATTTATAGGTTGACGAGGAATGCGGTGAAGCAGTAGTGGGCAGATTATTTCTGCCCTGTAAACTGGAATTTTCACCACTATTTATCTTCATATGTTATCACACTTCTACCTCAATTATTTTAATTCCTCTGCTTTAACAAACCACTCTGGTTTAATGCAAGCATCGTCTGAAAGCCTAAGTATAAGGTTATCATCACACACAAAGCTACTTCCTATCCATTCATCATATAATCTTAATATTGCCTGTTGCAAAAATTCTATTGTTTTTTCATTGGCAGTTTCTGGCGGATATCCCATATCGAATATCACATCCGTCAAAGGAATCAAGTATTCAATGCAATAGTATTTACTATTATTATAGTAATCCGTACTCATTCCATGTATGCCAAGAAGCTCTTCAATATTTCCGACCAATTCAGGACAATAAGACAATAAAGAGAAATACTGATTCTTCTCTAAATGTGACCGGAATGCAAACCCGTTTACGCAGTAATCTTGAATTTTGTTATATCCCAATCTAGATCTAAGATAATAAATATTTCCGCCAGAATATCTAAACTCATCCTCAAGAGGTTGCAATTTTCCCTTATAATACAAATCAATATGTCCTTCGTTCGGTCTGAAAATTATCTTATGTTTTTTAAAAAATTCAGATAGAGGAGAGTCTTCTATTAAAAGTTGTTCAAGATTATTATTTGCTTTTATATCAGTTCCATTCAATCTTCGAGAAAGATGGAACATCTGGATATATTCTAGTGTCTCATCTACAACATAATCAGAAAGAAAATCTCTAACCCATTCCCACGGTTCCTTTTCCGTATCTTTATAAATGGACATAAATATCTGTGCCATCTCACTAGCAGAAAGATTTAATAATTCCATTACTCCCTGTTTCAAAGACTTTTGTGTTGTAGCATCTATATATTTCATTATTATTACCTTCTTTTTAAATCTCACTATTTTACACTATTTTTCATTAAATATCAATCATAAGCGAGTTGTTAACACACCACCAACTTCAAATTTGTAGTGCAGTCAAACCCTACAGCGTATATCCAATTATACCACACCCCACCCGAAAAAACAACCCTCTGAAAGGAGATGACATCATGCTTTTCCAACTCATCCTCGAAAACCAATCCGGCGACCGTATCGACCTAACTACAACAGCAAACAGGTACATGATCTCCGAAATCGACGGTCTGTATCCGCCTGCAGGTACGGTCAGCACCTCCACCTACGCAGGCATGGACGGTAGTTATCTCAATAACGCTTTCATCGAAAAGCGGAATATCGTCATTTCCTTTCAAATGCGTGGGGTTGACATAGAAAAACGCCGTCACGCTCTGTACCGTGTGGTGAAGCCCTCACGGTACGTCAAGGTGTTGTATAAGACCGCCAATATTGATGTGTACGCAGAGGGCTATGTGGAGACCTGCCCTGTGGATAATTTCGGCGGTAAGGTCAGCGGTCAGATTTCTATCATCTGCCCCGACCCGTATTTCTACAGCACCTCGGCGATTCATGCCTATTATAGCCAGATTGCAGGTGCATTCGTGTTTCCATTTCCGCAGAGCGATGAGCCGTTTCCGCTTGGTGTGTACAGCATGACGGACAACATTGAGATCCGCAACGACGGCGATGAAACGGGCTTCACCATTCAGATCGAAGCACTCGACACTGCAAGAACGCCGACTATCTATAACGCCGACACAGGCGAATATCTTCAAATCAAAGGAGATTTGCAAAAGGGTGATATGATTACGATAACCACGAAAACAGGCGATAAAACGGTCACACTCACTCGCAACGGCGTGGACAGCAATATCATCAACCGACTTGTGGCAGGTTCCACATGGCTGACGCTTCGTGAGGGGCTGAACACTTTCCATGTGGAGGCTGTGCAGAATGTGAAGAATATCCGTGTGACCTTGATGCACACGAATGCGTACTTGGGGGTGTAGGATGCAGATTGAAGTTTATGATATGAACGTAACAAAATCGGGAGTGCAAATCTCCCTCATGGCTGTATGTGACAGCTTTTCAAGTCTTTTGTGGGACGTACAGTATTATGGTTGCGGCTCATTTGAGATATACATCGCCGCAAGTCCGCAGAACATCGCCACATTTCAGCCAGGAAGAATTGTCGGCAGAGATGATGATAAGCAGCACTACGGCATTATTGAAACCATCAAGCTTGAAACCAATGCGGAAAACGGTGACTATCTGACCATGACAGGCAGATTTTTGATGTCGCTGTTATCGAGGAGAATCATTTATCCGACGCTGTCTTTCACGTCACTGACAAGCTATGCAGATATTGTCCGCAACGCCGTGTATTTCAACGCAATGAAATCCGGAAACCGTCAGATACCGTCTTTACGGCAAGGTACAGTTTCTGGTAGCTGTTGGGAACAGAAAGCACGGTTGCAGGTCAGCTACGATAACCTCATGGACTGGGTGTACAAGATATGCGAAATCACAGGTGGTACGGCAAATATTCGCCTTGAAGAGATCTCAAACGGCAATTACGCTCTGTTTTTCGACCTTTCCGAAGGTACGGATAGGAGTATTTTTCAGGAGGAAAATGCACACATTGTTTTCTCTGATTCCTACTGCAACCTGCTCACATTCGATTATGCCGTGGATTTTTCCGCACAGGCAAACACAGCCTACATCAACGGTGCAGAGGATAAGCAGACGGTTGCTTTTAACGGCTCTGAACCGTCATTTCTTGACCGCTATGAGGTGTTTGTGGACGCTGACAATGTCAAGCAGGAAACTAAAATTGATGGAGAAACTGTGCCTATTTCGGATGAAGAATACATTGCTCTGTTAGCCGAAAAAGGTGCAGAACAGTTTCTGTATCCGACCGAAACAACAGAATCCACCATCGCCGTTGACGGCAAGCAGTATCAGTACAACAAGGATTACTTCATCGGCGATTATGTCACCGTGGAGCATCAGCGTTTCGGCTTGGTTCAGCCGAAAATTCAGCTTGTGGGCATGATAGAGAGCTACGACCATAACGGTCGCTCACTTACACCAACATTCAAGATTTAGGAGGTTTCCTGAGCCTGAGGCAGGATGCTGCACGAAGACGAATGGTATGCCGACACAGGATTTAAGGAGGTAGTTATGGCATTTTCTTACGGATTTTTCAATGCAAAAAATATGGACAGGGTCTACACGGCGGAGGACTTCACAGGGTATCTGTCTAGCATCATCTGCAACGGAATTTTTGACACCTACGGCGACTGCTTTTCTGTGACCGCTGCCGATGGTTTATCCGTCCAGATTGGCTCGGGTAAAGCGTGGATTGATGGGCATTATTTCACCAGCGATTCTGATTACACCCTTGACCTTTCAAAATATATGGATGAATCGTTGAGCCGATATGTAACGATTGGCATCAGCTGTGATACCTCGGATAATGTCCGTGCCTGCAAGCTGGAAGTGAAGTCCGGTACGGCTGCGACATCTCCTTCGATTCCTGTGTTTACAAACACAGATGCGAAAACATATCTTACCCTTGCCGCTGTATATCTCAAAGGCGGTGCGAAGAGTATTACTGACAGCAACATTCGTGATGTTCGTTCGGATGAAAAGAAATGTGGCTATGTCAAGTGCGTTCTGGGCAAGTGCAGAGTTTCCGAGATTCTGTCCGCACTTTCTGTGTATGCAAGTACAGTAAGCGATCTTTCCTCGCAGGTAGAAACGCTGACGCAAACCGTTTCTTCACTCGAAACAAGGCTTGACGACTTCACCTCGGATGTAGTGAAAACAGGAAATATCGGCAATTCTGCGTACTATATTCTCTACTCCAACGGCAGAGTTGCCATTCGTGGTACTGGTGAAACCTACAGCTATGAAATCAGTGATTCTCCGTTTCATGAAAATCTTGACATCACGGCTCTGGATGTCGGTGAGGGCATTACAGCACTCGGCAAGAGCTTGTTTGAGCAGTGCAGGAGTATGAAAACGCTGTCGCTGCCGTCAACGCTGAAAACCGTGGAGGAGCGGTGCTTCTTCATGTACTCCATCGGCGGTCCCACAGAGCTTCTCATCCCGAAAAACATGTCAAATATTGGTGAAAAGGCGTTTGCCTGCTGTGCATTTGAGAGCGTGACGATTCCCGAAAACATCCGCATTATCGACAATTATGCGTTCTACGATTGTACAAAGCTGAAGTCAGCGTATGTAAGATGTGCTACGGTTGGCGGCTTTATGTTCACACGCTGTACGGCACTCACTAAGCTGACGCTCAGTACAAATGTCAAGACCATCAAGGAGCATTGCATCAATTATTGCAGTAAGCTGACAGAAATCACCTACGAAGGCACTTTGGAGCAGTTCAAGGCGATTACAGGCTATAACTACCTCATGAGTGCGGCATACTGCGGACTGAATAAAATTGCCTGTGTGGACGGCGGATTTACACTGAATGGCGAGAATTGGGAGGAATACACATGATGAAATTTCTTGTAAAAGGACAGCGTATCGAAATTGTCGAGCATGAGGTTATCGCAAGCGGACAGATTGCCTTTGTCACGCTGAAATTTGCCTTTGACCATGCTTGGAAGCCTCTGCATAAGGTGGTGCAGTTCACGCAGGATGATGAACATTTTCATCGTGTGCTTGGCGTGGATGGGCTGTCCTGTTTTTTGCCATCGGAGCTTCATGTAGGTGCTGTGAAAATGACTGTTGTCGGCTATGACAGCGAAGCAGATACCACCGTCCGTGCAACGGCTGTGCCTGTGACCTTGCACATCAGACCTTCGGGTTTCTGTGCGGAGGATATAGCCGTAACTCCCGATTTATACGCACAGCTCATTGAGAAATTCAAGGAGATGATTGCAGAGATGGAATCGGGCAGTAACGGCAAGGATGGTGCAGATGGCAAGGATGGACAAAATGGCTTGTCTGCGTATGAACTTGCTGTGCAGGAAGGCTTTACAGGCTCTCTTGCGGAGTGGCTCATCTCCCTTAAAGGGGCTGACGGCAAGGATGGCGTCAATGGTAAGGATGGTACTAACGGCATTGACGGAAAAAACGGTGCTGACGGCAAAAACGGAGCAGACGGCAAATCCGCCTACATCATCGCCGTTGAACATGGCTTCACAGGCACGGAAACGGAATGGCTGGAATCCCTCAAGGGTGCTGACGGAAATTCAGCCGATAACAGCGAGATCCTCGCACGTCTGACTGCTCATGAGGAAGAATACCAGAATTTCCTTGATGAAAACAAGTACGATCAGCAAGTGCAGAATGAGGAAATCCTGCACCTGCGGCTTTTGGTAGAGAGCTTACAGGTCGAATTTTCCGCAGCGGAAATGGTGGTGCTATTTGAGTACGGCGAGAATGTTCCCGAAACTTACGGCAGTAAAATTTTCACTGTGTATCAGGACGGCATTCAGAACCTTGCCAATTATATCAACAGCGGCAAAACTTTTTGCTGTGAGAGTAATAATTACGCTCTCAGCTACAATCAGACGGATTTTGGCTGGGATGGTGTCGTGTACACAGCGTCAATCGAGCCTGTGAGTATCACGGCAAGTACTTCCTTTGCGATTACCTACCAGTCGAGTGCAACGGAAGAAGGTAAGCTGTATCTCGTTCCTGCAGGATCTAAAACTGAGGGAAATACCGTTCAGAACTACATTTACACATCAATCACAAGCGGAAACTGCGTAGAACTGGCGTTTCAATGGTTGCAGTGCAGTGATTTTGTGACTGTGCTGACTACGATAAATGCTGTCACGCCTGCGGAGTATTATGTTTGTTGGGTTGGTAGGTCGAATAATACGAAGCCGGTTGTGAGGAAGGTATACCTCTTATATAGCTAATCATCGTCACTTCGGTGGCGATTTTATATATACAGCAAATCCCGAAAGGAGGAAATTTTTATGAAAGAAACCGTATGCTTCATTGTTGGTGCAGTCGGTGGCTTTATCGCCACGCTGCTCGGTGGCTGGGACTCGGCACTTGCCACGCTTGTCATCTTTATGGGCATTGATTTCGTGACGGGTGTCGTGACCGCCGTTATGGGCAAGTCCAAGCACAGCGATAGCGGCGCACTCAACAGCAAGGCGGGCTGGATCGGACTTGCAAAGAAGTTCTGCATTCTGCTCATGGTGATGGTCGGCGTGAGAATTGACATTCTCGTCGGCACAAATTACATCCGCGATACCGTGTGCATTAGCTTCTGTCTCAATGAGCTGCTCTCCATCGTGGAGAATGCTTCGCTCATGGGCATCCCGTTTCCGCCCGTCATTAAGAAAGCAATCGATGTTCTGCAGACAAAGGTTGGCAGAGCTGAAGAACAACTGAAAGAAAGTGAGGATGATAAGAATGGCAATTCTGAAGGCTGATAAGACAACAATTATGAACGGTGTAACCGTCAACGAGTATTTACTCACAAAGCACAATCCCCGAAATATCGCAATGCCCTCCGAATCTATGGAGGGCAAAATTATTGGCGTGACGATTCACAACACCAGTGACATCACAACCGCAAAGGGTACAACTCCTGCGGAGCAGTACACAAGAGCAACGGTCAATGGCAACATGAAGGATGTTCGTGTGCATTATTATGTGGATGAGAAATGTGCGTGGCAGAACCTGCCTCTTGACCTTTCCGGTTGGCACGCTGCTGACGGTGATGGCAACGGCAACCGCAGAACCATCGCCATTGAGTGTATTATGAGCAGTGCGTACAATGCCGATGACCAGAAGGCAGAGGATAACGCTGCAAGACTGGCGGCGGCTCTGCTCAAACAGTACGGTCTGGGCATTGAGTGCCTGTTCACCCACACCCACTGGCTGAACGTCCGTGACGGCGTGAAGGGCGATGTGGACACGCTCAACACCAAAAGAAATCCGTACAAGTACTGTCCTGCGTACATTCTGCCGCATTGGGCAGAATTCAAGGCAAAAGTGCAGGCTTATCTTGCTGATGATGAGCTGTACCATGTGAGAAAGACATGGGATGATGCGAAGTCACAGACGGGTGCTTTCAAGAGTCTTGATAATGCGAAAAAGTCTTGTGCGGCTGGCTATTCCGTGTTTGATGAGGAAGGTAAGGCAGTTCACACCAACAGAAAGTTCTACGCCAAGGGTACGAAGGTGAAGCTCACGGATGTAACGCTTTATGCGTCCGCTACTGCCAAGACCGGAACAAAGAAGTCCGGTACGTTCTATCTGTACGACGGCAAGGTCGTGAGTGGCAGAATGAGAATCACCAACAGCCCCAAAAACTGCGGTAATACGCCGATTGGTAAGTATGTGACGGGTTGGGTTGAGAAGAAGGATATTTGATGTGTATAGCTGCCAGGGATTTTTCTCTGGCAGCTTTTTTCGTCCAATCGCTCTTTATTTCTGTAGTGGGTAGTAGAAGGGGTTAACATTTGCGTTTCCCGTGGCTATATTATGGAGGCGATAGATATGAACCAGATCCAAAAAGAAAAAATAACTGAACTTCGAAACAGCGGTCTGACTTACAAGGATATTGCAGTAGCAATGAATTTATCCGAAAGTGCCGTGAAATCATTCTTTTCTCGTAAAAACAAATCTGTATGCGCTATGTGCAAGGTAGAAATCACAGGCAAGAAACGTTTCTGTTCAGATAAATGCCGTATGCTGTGGTGGAGAAAACATCCGCACATTACTGCAAAAATGACAGAAACCGTCTGCGTAGTCTGCGGGAAGAAATTTTTCTCCTATCCGTCAAAGCACAGAAAATACTGTTCGAAAAAATGCTACGGGCAGTCTTGCCGAAAGGAGAATCATCATGACGACTGAAAAAATACAGAGACTTGCCGCCTACCGATTTACGATGGCATTATTCAGAAAGTTCCTGTCTGACGGAACGATTACAGGGGCAGAATTTCGGAAAACTGAACGTATTATAGCCGAAAAATGCGGTTTATCTTTGTGTAGTATATATCGTGAAATCGCTTGACTTATCGCCCCTTCTGATTTAATATGTGATACGAAAGGTCGGGTGATTTTATGGCAAAAACAGTAGAGCGTGTGAAATTTAACACGCCGAAAATTCCGAAGGTTCTCAATGTAGCGGCATACGCCCGTGTCTCAAGCGGTAAGGACGCAATGCTCCACTCTCTTGAAGCACAAGTGCGATATTACAGTGAATACATCCAAAGCCACCACGATTGGCATTTCTGCGGTGTTTACGCCGATGAAGCAATGACGGGGACTAAATCCAATCGTGATAATTTTCAACTTATGCTGCAAAAATGCCGTGATGGTGAAATTGATTTGGTTCTGTGCAAAAGCATCTCACGCTTTGCCCGAAATACTGTAACATTGCTTGAAACCGTGCGGGAACTGAAGAATTTAGGCATCGGCGTGATTTTCGAAGAACAGAATATCAACAGCCTGTCCTCGGACGGTGAGCTTATGCTGACGATACTCGCTTCTTTTGCACAGGAAGAAAGCCTGTCGGTCAGCGAAAATCAGAAATGGAGAATCCGCAGTGATTTTCAGCAAGGCAAGGTGTGCAGTATGCGGATGCTGGGGTATCGCAGAACGAAAAACGGCAGTCTTGAAATCATCCCCG